GTCGCAGTCCAACAAACAGGCAAAGTGCATCACATGGGTGGAGCAATCGAGATGCCTTTGCATAGCCCTAAATGGTTATTCTATAGTTTGGGTAGGGAGGTGGTTAGCAAAGAGAAGTGTGGAGACCGTGTGCACAGTACTAGTACATTGCCTACAATATTAGCATCTGTAGCGCCCGGTCAAGGTTATATTGATGTCTTGAGTGACGATGCGTCTAATATTAAATTTGGAACCACTAATGCAGAAGTGGGTGACTACTTACTTATCAAAGATAGCACCTTGGTTCCTATGACTACTTACAAAACACCAACGCTTGATACTGACAAGTATTGGCCACATGAGTCGAGTTCTAATTTAAGCAGCGACGCTCATCATTTTGAATGGGCAGAGAGCAACGAGTGTAGAAGAATAAGTGCAATAGAAAGTCTAGGTAGCAATAAATTTAGATTGTATGTAGACGGTAATTGGCAGTTTGAACACACTACCGTTGACACATTAGAGTTGAGACACTACCGTGACGATGATTCTGACGGCAGTCCTCATGTAGAATCTAACCGACAGATTGACAACCATGTGCACAGACTGCTGTTTTCTGGTGACACAATACCAAGTTTCTGCTTAGAGCATAGCGTTAGAACACGAGATGCTGGCTCGTTTAACGCTACCAATGAGACCACTATCGCTCCGGGTTCTGCGGGAGACACTAAACAACTTACTCGGATATTTAGAGGTTGTAAGATAGTTGAATACGAGATATCAAGCACTATTGATGCCGAATTGAAATATCGTGCAATATTCGATGCTTTGTCTTGTTACACAGATACGGGTAGATTAGAAAGCGCTAACAAAGGCGACAGATATACTGCTCATAGAATGTTTCAAAACACTGCTGACACACTTAAAGGTAGAAAGGCATCTGGTATAGCCAAAGGTTCAGAAAAGCCGTTTATGTTCTACAACGGAAGCGTTACAGCGTTTGACCAAAACTTAGGGCTAGTTAGTGCTTTTGAACTTAGAGGTAAGACTGGAGTAGAGGTATTTCACACTATACAAAGTAATCCAGTGGCAGAAAGCGTAGACGCTAACGGTCTGAGTTTGAAACAAGTGCCGTATGGCGGAACTCGTAATGCCTCGATAATTAGAGAGGGAAGAGAGCAGTTTGAAATGGAAGTGACGCTAGCACTTCAAGACGCTGCGTTATTTCACGAATTGAGGACTCACACGCAGCGAGGCGGCGGCGCAATAAATTCTACTGGCGGTACAATCATGTTGCACTTCACTAAACCAACAACGACTGGCTCTGATACCATACCTAGTATTAGAATAATTATAGACGATTACATCATCACTGATTTAGCAATACCTGTGCCTGACGACAAAGGTCTATTGTTTACTACTTTGAAACTAAAACCACAGAATGTTAAAGTAATTAGTGAAGATACCATTTACCATTGCTGAGGGACTGACATGCCGATGAGAGAGAGAATTTCGCTCAACCCATTCGTCATGTTTAGATTACCGTCAGCAATCGAAGAAGAGGAAGAGGGAGGAGAATACCTCTTTGACCCAGAAGCAGGACGAGCCAGTGATGACCCATTCGCTCACCTGAAACTGGAGGATAGCCCCTCGGAAGAGGCACTATCCGACGAGGAAGTGAGTAAGTATGTCACAGGAGAACAAGAGTAAAATAACAATAAATGGTAAACCAATAGAAGTTAGTAAGCGGCGTTTGACTTTTTATCACATTCAAAAAATAGCCCCACTAATGACTCATGGTAGCCTAGATTTTTCTGATTACTGGAGACATGCTTTTAGCCATTGGTTAAATTATACAAATTCTGGTGGACAATCTATAGAAATTGACATAGAAAGTCTTTCACCCGAAGATGGTAAGAAACTTACTGCTTTACTACCAGACCCAAGTCAAGTTATGGAATGGTTAGTTTTTCGGCCAGCGAAGTCGGACAAATCAAGTTCTTCATCAACGGGAGACCAGTGAGTGACCGACTTCGCTACCAAAAACAAGCAATGGAATATTTACTAATGACGCACTACGGTATGAATCTAAAGGATGTGAGAGAGTTGGACATAGACGATGCTAAGCAACTTCTTTATTGGGCACAAGCCATGCAAGGTGAAGAGCAGGCTGCTGAAAACGCAGTTTATTTGGGCTATGACTTAGTGGGTATCATGGGGGAAGATGAATGGTAGACGATAATATAGACCCTAAGACAGTAGAGTCGATGAAAAATTTTAGCGAATATAGCAAAGAGGCCAAAGAACATATGCAAGAGTTGCAGCAACAAATGGACAAGTTTACTAAATCAATGGCCATGACCAAAACTAATACCATCGACTTAACTAAATCACTCAAAGATATGAGCAGAACAGAACCTATGCAACAAGGCATGGGCGACGGTGGCTCTGCTGTTGCTGGCGGTGGTGTAAGTCAAGAAACTAATGTTACTGTCAATTTAAAAATAGATGTCAGTGGAGTTACTGATAAAACCGATAAGCGCACATTAGCCAAAGAAGTAAGTGCTATGGTTAGTAAAGAATTGAAATCAAAGATTGGCGGCTCTCTTACACAAAGTGGTTTCAACAGGAGTGGTTAAGTTGGTAGACGCTGGAGAGAGAATGCCAGTTCGCTTAGTTCAAGAGAACGGCGAAACTATCTCTCTCGATGCTACCAGCATTGACATAGTTGTTGAACGGCAGATTAGCAATTTCGGTATACCCTTTTTCGACGCCAAAAAGTTAGGTATAGACTTGAATCAAGCAGCAGTTGCTATAGAGATACAGGGCGTATTTGCTGATGACACCGGTCAAGAAGAAACTAGTAGCGCCGTTGCGTTCTTTGACTTCTACCAACCCCAGCAATTGTTTACACCCAGACCCGACAGCGGAGGTGGTGGAGGCATGACAGGTGGTTCAATACCGTCTGCTTTTAACACTCAAGGTGCCATGGGAGTATCTGCCATAGGTAGCACTGGTTTAGGTAGCGGAGGTGGTTTTTCTGGCGGTTTCGGTGGTGGCTTCGGCGGAGGTTTAGGCGGCCATCCTACAAGTAGTTCTGACTTAGGTAATCGTATACTTCAACATTGGAGCAAGAGATACATCGACTTACCTATAGGTTATTGGGTAGAGCAAGCCACTTTGTTAGACAACCCTGTCAAGGCTGGTTTACAGTTATGGCTTAAGCCTGAAAACATAATCGGCAATCCGAACACATCTGTAGAAACATGGAACGATGCTAGTGGTAACGGTAGACATGCTACTCAATCTATTGCTGGTCTAAGGCCGTTTCATAGAATTGCATCTACTGGAGGGTTGGCCGAAGTAGTATTCAACGGCTCTGATAGATTAGACATACCTTACAGTGCATTTCTAAACTCCGAAGAATTTTCTATATTTGTCATTGCGAGAAACTTTTCTACAGGTGTAAAACCTATCTTAAAATCCGCTACGAGTGGTTATTCGTTATCCTTCGACCAAGGTAACACAAGAGTTGTGGCTGGCTGGGATGAATCTGGCGTCGCTGATACACAGGCGTCTAATGCCGGTAGCAGCAGAAGTTTTAGCACTCAATTAATATGTTATACAATGGATGATACCGACGCTAACGCAGAAGCAGATACAGTCAAAATATATTCTCGTGGCGAAGAAGTTGGTAGTAAAACATCAGGTGTAGATTACACGCCCGCTACTAGCGGTGTATTGCATATAGGTCATGATACTACCACTAGTTTAGATGGGGCTGTTCAAGAAGTCCTAATTTACAACAGGGTAATTACTACAGACGAAAGAAATCAAATTGAAGGTTATCTTGCTAGGAAATACGGATTACATTTACTAGAAGGTAAATACGAAGGGTTAGCACAATACTCTTACGACCATAAGCACTTGAGGGTAGGGTTCGACAAAGAGTTAGTCGGCTCGGTTCAAGAGCCACATGGTTTTCTCAATCAAAGAAGAAAGACTAACATGGTGTTAGGTTCTATATCATCGGGTGCCGCTGTCTTACCTGTTACTGATGGAGACCCAAGAGAATGGTTTGAACTTACAGAAAACAATAGAAACATGAGAATAGTATTCAAGGAAAGCGACAACGCTGCAAGTTATCGTAAAACCAGCGGCGGTCAAGAATATTTCGGAACAGTCACTGCTGTTACTTCTAATCAAATAACTGTCAATTTGTCTCAAGGTAGTGCGACTCATGCTACTGGAGACCAAGTTTGGATAGAGCCTTTCGATTACGGTGATGCGTCTGGTTTGAACGGTAACGATTTGTCTCCGGTTTTGATTATACCTGTTAAAAACGCTGACACATTCGAGGAAAGCGCTCTGCCCAACAAAGCAGTCGGTCCTGAGTTTCCCGCACACCAAAATGGTGCTGCTAGAGATACAGGTGGAGGGTTAGATAGAACTGATGAATATATTGCTTATTTGTTTTCTAAAGCAATAACTAGCGACTACATTACTTTAGGTAAAGCGGTTAATGCGGCTGGTAATTTAACTCTTAACAAAGCGTTCACGACATCCATTAGTCAATCTTCCAGTGGTCACAATTCGAGAGTGACAGTTACCCAAAGCCATGAAACATCTTTAGGATTGTTAGCAGATACAATAAACACTAACTTAGGAGTAGGGCAAGCGCCTGTAATCGAAGGTTTTTCCGGCGGTAAATCTGGTAAGAAAGTAAAAAGCGGCGGTGACAAAACACAAGATATAATCGGTATATTGGCTAACAGTAATAACTTTTTAAACTTCCAGCCTAGTAACAGAATTGCTAAGGTAATAGATGTAGCAAGCGGTTTTGTCCAAGATACCATTTACAACACGCCAGAAGCACAAGGTGATTATATCAGAGGTATACAGATACCCTATAACTCGCTGGCTACAAAAGGTAAGTCTAATCTCGATTCAGAAGTAGCACAAAGAAACTTTTTCTTGACTACTGAGGGTAACACTAGTGACAAGTTGTCATCAATAAACAGTGTACACGCATCTCGCTTGTTTTCACATACAGCAGAAGGTCATTTCAAAAATGGCATAAGCGGTATAGTCACAGATTTCAATGTCCATCGAGAAGCGGAAATGAAAGCCTATGATTTTAGTTTGAAATTCATAGCGGCTGATATAATATTGTGAGGTGAGTAAATGGCGATACCAATCAGACTATTACTTGCTAACGGCAAAGACCAGATTGATTTGGTTGCTCAAAGTATAGACATGTCAGTTGATAGGAAAGCCAGTGCTTTTCCTACTCCAGACAACATGCTCAAGCGATTCGCAATAGACACTAACACTCCTCAAATACAGATAGAAGTAAATGGTATATTCGTTGATGACGAAGGAGTAAACGCTAATTCTGACGGTATATTTGAGGCAGAGCCTATGAGAAGTGCAATTAACTTTGGTGCATTTTTCCCTACTAATAATCGTAGGTCACCTAAACTTGGTAGTAGGCATACTGGTGTTAGGATTGCTGGCACTCATCATAGATATAACGCACAAGGTGCTAAGATGCATGAATTTTCTTCTCTAAACGCACACAATAAAGGACAAACTGACACTATAGTTGCTATGCCTATGCCCGGCAGTATGATTGAATTTGCTAACCAACATACAGAACAACTTGGACTTAACCCGGATATGATGTTTAAATCAACTGCTACTTTTTCAACGGCTGTAAGTTCATTTACAGTCTCTTATACTGCGATTGGAACGCCTAAGACTGCGGAAGAAATATTTGAAGCGGGAGATAAACTGATACAAAAAGATGGCACTGAGATAGGTATCGTTCAATCTGTTTCTGGCAATACTATTACCTGCACTGGAAACCTGTCTAATAGTTTACCGGCAAACCAACAAATACACATAGCCGCACAGTTGTTTAATCACATAGGAGATTTCATAGGGCATATAAGATATGTGGTAGATGACCCAAGTATAGCAGACGGAGATAAAGCAATTTACACAATAAAACTTTATTCTAATAATGAATCTATAATCTTAGGCAATTCCTTGTTACAAGTAGACTTGAGTAATCAAACATTAGCAAATCGGTTTGATGGTCAAGCAATTAAACTTATACCTAGTCTGTGGTTGTCCAGACCAGATAGAGTTTATGGACAAAACTCTGTTACTCACGACAGTTCGATGGATAGTAATCTTACTAGTTTTTCTACATCTACCATGTCTAGTTCAGTCCCAAGAATAGGGGTCAGAATACAATTTGATGTAGGAACTCCTTATACATCTGCTCCGACTATAGCGCTTAAAGCATTTGAGGCAAGAACAGGTTTCCCAAACAATGATGATGCAGCGAAATATGACGCTGTGATTAATTTACCAATCGAAGACATACATACAGTTGACAATCCTGCTTTAGAAATGGCTAACAGAGTGAAGGCAGCATTTGAGTTAAACGGCGATGCAATCGTAACTAGTTCATTTCATACTGGATTTTTGAAAAAACCTAACAACACTCTTGGCGCAGGTCGAAAGTTAAGTGACGCATTTAGAGTAATCCAAAACGGAACTATATTGACTTTTGAACAGGTTCACAGCCCGCCAGAACCAATATTACATCCTTCTATAATAAGCGCTGACTTGAATTCTCTTTTTGGAGAAACTCAATTTCATAGCCAAAGTAACACACCTGTAGAGTCAAGAAAGTCAGCAGGTGATAAGGCGCAAGATTTGATAGGTTTGGTTTCTAATTCAGACCGAACAGTAGACTTGTTGAGAGGTATACAGATACCATATGACAGTCTGATACAAAGTTCTGGAGTAACTGGAGTAGCCCGTAATTTCTTTTTGACTTTTGGTGAGGTGCCCGTATTGGACAAAGGTTCAGCGAGTAACAATCGCCCTGCTTCTCAAAAAATGGACAATTTGCTTTTGAACATGACTGGACTGCAAACGGATGACAGTCCAGACAGTTGGTTTGAAAGAAATTTGAAAGCAATTACTCCAAATGAGATAGAATCTCTATTTGGCTTTTTGGTCGGTATAGGTAAGGATGCGATATGGTTGACTCTGCAAACTAATCTTTCTAGTGTAAATGAAGGTGGTATTAGGATAATACCGGAGAAACTTCATGTGCGTTATGATGCTGGGAACAACTACTACGCTTACAATTTGCTATTGTCAGCATCGGACTTTGTAATAGGTGTGTAATATGAGTTTACTAATAGACGCTGGATATGGATTGAAATTCAATGGTATCAGCGATAGCGTATTGGTGCCAACTGACCACAATAATTTACACGGTATACAAGATAAAGAAAGAAAGAGACTGCCGACTTCCATGAGTTCCTTTACTTTAGAGACATGGTTTATACCGGATTCTGGAGGAACTATATTTGAGCAAGACAATGTCATGAGGCTGACTGTAGGGTCACCGAGCAGCGCAGCACCTGCTTTTTTTGAAATTAGATTAAGAAATAAAAGCAACGGGAAAGACAATGTGTTTACTCTGAGTAGTGCTAAAGCCGTAAACAAGGCAAATGGATTGCTTGCTTATTGGGATGGTATTCTTTTCCCAACGAACAATTCCACCATCAACTCTGCAAACTTAGGTTCAGATGTCGACAGTAACGATGTCACTGCTTTTGCAGAGGGCACAAGAGAATTGCTAAATGTAACTGTAACATTTGATAGAAGAATACTTAGTATGCATGTCAATGGTGATTTACTTGTTGAACAGGTGCTAGAAGAAGAGCACGAGTTAGTACCTCAGCAAAGTCAGATGTTTTTGGGTGGCAGAGGTGGTGATTTTAGAGGTACACTTGAAACTATACATTTGTCGTCTAGTGCGCTTACATCTGGTAGGCAGCAGTTTACCGCTGTCAAAGGCGATAATACAATAGGTCTATGGAGGTTTGAAGAGCCAATCAACCCAATATCTACTAGAGTAATAACTCCCTCACTAACGGCAAGTACATCGGCATCATCCACCTTTACAATAAACACTGCATCTGCACAGTCTTTGATTCAAGAATTAACTGGTCAAACTGGATTGGCTTCTGTAGACTTTACTACTACTCCTTGGAGTTCTGGGAATTACATCGTTAAGAAATATGCAGCGACTTCTACTAGTGACATATCCATTCCAAAAGTACCTTACAACCTATTGATAAATCCTTTGGGCTATAATATAAAGACGGGTAAACCTACCAATAAGGCCCCTGAAAGAGTCAGATTGATTTCTATAAATGGTAGCACTGGGGCTATAGTAGTAGAGTCTATCCATCTTGATTTTGGTGCGGCTAGTAATGGTCGAAGAGGATTACTAATGGCTCACGATGCTGGTGAGTTTGTTGTCATTACCGGAGATTGCATTGTAGACGCTGGTAACGGTAATGTGTTTCAGCCACAAGGCAGCGGCACACAATTTTCTCAACGCCAAGGTCAAGTAGTTATAGACGAGAGTGATTTTGAGAACCATGGTATAGTATTCTCTATGAGTATGGCAGTAGATTCACATGAATATAATCAGTTTTCTGCAACTACTGCAAATATGGGAACAGATTTTTTGATAGGGCATTGTGGTAGGCATATACTAAATCATGTTATCAGTCACCCATTTATGGGTTTGTTACCGCCTCCAGAGTCGCATAATGTAGAGAAAAAATTGGATGCTGGTAGTGATATAGTCAGTGCTACATTTATGCCTCAGTTTGCTAATGTCAAAGATTTGGTTCCTGCAAATAGTATAATATCGAGTTTTGATACTCACGGTACTATACCAGTAAACGACTTAGTTTATTCATCCGTTGCTTCTATCTTTGTAGAAAACGGTATGGCTGACATTGATGATTCGCAAAGGAGTCTATTAGCAATAGGTGGACCACAGTTTGATACTGAGCCTTTTTTGTTGAAGTCTATATCTTCTACCGATGCTAGTAACAATATCAAAGCACTGATACCTTCTAATCAAAGTAGGATAGCAACATTGATTTTGCCTGAGTTGAGCACTTATAATTATGCACCGTTCATCCAGATTCACTACAATGCTATAGATAGAACAGGAGAACACTTCAATGTAAGAGCAACATCTCGATTGACAGCGAATATATCTACTGCTACATTAACGCTTCAAAGTGTAAAAGGCTTTGATGTAGATAACGCTACAATACCTGCTAGTAGAATATCAATAGACGGTCATACTCCATTTACTTCTTATACTAACCAAACCGCTACCATAAGTCATTCTGCGAAGACAATAGTGTTTTCTGCTACTCCTAATAATAGCAATTTTAACAGCGCTGCTATATCAAATGCAATTGTAAAGTTATCAGACCAAACGCCTAAGTTGCTTGTTAGCAAAACTCTACCTGATGTAAGTACAATCCTAACCGGAACAACTAGCATATTAGACTTGATAAGGACATCCGCTAACACTAAACCACTAACTGTTGTTTCACCCGGTGGTCTGTTGACCTTCAAAACACCTAACTTGTTTCCATTCGATGACGGTCAATTAGAAGGCGACGATGCAGAAGGTTTGGTAGGTGAAAACCAACTTGACCTTAGTTTGTGCCCGGCTAACTATTTACCATCAACTGGCACAGACTCGCCACAAACTACACCAAGAGGTATAAGTTTGTCTCAAACTGAGTTAGCAAATAGGTCATCGGTTTTTCATCGTACTTTAGTTCGCAATCATTTTGTCAAATCTTCTGATTATGATGAACTAGCCAATGTAAAGTTAAGGAAAACTACTAATGGAACAAGGCAAAGGTTGGGTCTTACATTTGCTGCTGACCATTCTGCGTCTACAACTAGTGCAATGAATGTATCAGGAGGTATTGTTAGCGATATAATATCAGTCGATGATGTGATTTTCAAGGCGAATGGTAAACAATTAGGTACAGTTACTGCTGTCACCAGTGGTAGTATCACCATAGGTGCAGGTACGAGCGATGCTGTGGTTAACAAAGACGAACTCTTCTTAGAGCCGCAAGCAGCCGGGAGAGGAAGCACCAATCAAAGCACTGCTGTTCATGAGTACTTTGACATCATAGAACACAAGTCAAGAAACAATATTACTAGTTTAGTCATTCAACCTACTGACAGAAGTCGCTTTGCTCAATTATCTAAAATGATAAAAGATACCGAAATGCGAAATCACATCAGCGTAGAACATTTGATGTCAAAGGCTAGAGTTTTGTCTTTTTCAGATGGTGAAGACGATAACTCTGTACTAAGAGCACATGGTTTACTCAGTGATATAGCATCATCAACCGTCGATATAAAGGGTTCAGCCAGTCCAGATTCTCACATTGTCAAAGAAATCATGCCGGGCGCACCAGTGGTCACAATGATGTTAGGTGGTGGCGGCCAAGGAGCAGTCAACACAAAAGAGACTTGGGACCCGGCGCCTCTTACACGACTTGCTTGGAATACTCGTAGAGACTGTCAAACCGTTGTTAGCGCAACTAGTTCTACTACCGTTACAGTGTTGCCCCTCAACAATAAGGCTACTGATTTACAATCGTGGGGAACATACTGTTTCCCTGCAACCGGTAGAATTTACTTGGAACTGTCTGGTAATCAAGGAGAACAGAAACAATTTGCTAGTGCAGAATATTCTAGTAAATCTGGTGATGTGTTTACTTTTGCTAGTGGTGCGACTCACCAAGGCTCAGGTAAATTTGTTTTGGCAGATGGTAGCGAGGCAGCAAGTCTCGCTGATTGGATTACTTCCACTGGTATAACCAAGGGTAGTGTTTTACATGTTGATGATAAGTTTAGTGAAGAGTCGATGTGCAATGACGGAACTACCATCAACGATAGACTATTCCAAACATTAGATACAGTTCAACACGATTATCAGTTGGGTAGTCAATATGCAAGCACTAGGGCGCTTGTAGAGATACCGCTGTTTGAAGATTTCTTTTTCGACAATCCAGAAGAAAGTATATTTCCCGGTCCCGATAACAGCATGAAACTACACATCGACGCTACACATACTGCTCACTCATGGAACCCTAGTCCGGTTGGTAGAAGAGTCGATAGTGTGTCACCTCAAGACCCTGAAATATTTGGACCGTTTGCTTACACAATACAGTCTAATAGTCACAGGAGTGGCACGAAAGTTACCAGACCATACACCACTAGCGGTCATAAAATATATGTTGAGGATGCTAACATATTCCCGATACCAACAGCCCCAGCCGTAGATGTGGCAGGTATTGCTGGCGGAGCCAGATATCGTAGGGCTTTCTTACCCAATGGCGAATGGGTTATCTATGATGGTAGAAACACCAGCGACCACTACTTAGAAGTTGCAGGTGCCCATGGTGATGACTTTATAGCCAGTGAAAATTTCTTTCGTGACTTGACTGTAGGTGCACATCTGACACCAGCACCCGGCTATCAGGATATGAATTACAGCAGTATTGCTGACAACCCAAGTCTAATTAGTGCAGGGTATGAAAATCGTCGTTCATTCTACTTTGATAGGTCTAGTGTGATGACTCAAGGTGGCAATGTAGATTATGGTCTAAGGCAATATGTTAGCGCCATTGAACTCAGAGCAGGTCCGACAACTAATCCCCACTTACCCAAGATTGTCAGTAAAAGACCGAGAGCAAAAGTTATCGCAGTAACCGGGAGTCCTGCTACATCACTTACACTGGACGATGCTAGTCAGTTTCCTATTAGTTCCCCTGATTCTGATTATAAATTTAGAGTCGTATTTAGGAATGCCAGCGGTACAGTTAATCGTGGGTTCTATGATAATAGAGTAGGCAATGTGCTTACTATAGTAAGTCCCGATAGTGGGTTCACTCCAGCAGTAGGTGATGAGATATTTGTAGAAGATTTGTATGCTACCTCTGCTAGCACTTGGCCAAAGGTGAAAGAAACATTCCTCAACAGGGCTTGGTCTCATCCTTATTGTGTGGGTGGACTAAGACAGGGTGATACTGTATGGATGAACATGCATTACACTAATCCTTACGCAGTAGAAGGTTTGTTTTGTAAAAGTCGAGGGACACTAAATGAAGGCGAGGTATGGACAGGTTTCAACGGTGGTATGGCTAGTGCAAGCGGTAATCCAAGAGATAGTGTGGCTATTGAAAATTTCTTGATTGGAAACAGTTGTATAGAAACCGCTAAGAATTTAGTTCAGCACATTAACAAAACAGTTGAGTTGAACTACGCTGAGTTGTTCGCTGCGACTACTACCGCACCTGTTGTCGCTTACTTAGACCCGTATCAATGCACAGACGATTTTGTTAGAATATTATTATACGATGTCAAAGGTGATAGAGAATTCATAGCGTTTCAAGACTTACACATGCAAGTTCAATCCAGTCCCACTGCTGCCAGAATTAGCGAAGAGGACAATAATAAAACAGGAGTTGTCAAAAATGATGTTACTAATTCTGGCACACAGTTAGATGTTGCTGCTGGGTTCCCTAGTCAAAACAAAAGGATGAACACTACTACTAAGTCTGACTTTATAGAATCGAGTTACGCTCATGCCTCGACACATAATGAAAGCGTCACTGGAGGTATATCGGAACACAATGTGGGGGGATTAGTAGATATAGCCAAAAACAGTTATAGCAGTAGAACAAATCCAGCCGTGGCTTCAACTGGTAACGCTATCGCAGAACACCGAGTCATAGACAGTAGTAGTAGAGAGTCTTCTACATTTTTTGATACTCCTGACGGCACTAGAGTCATACCTGTGTTTTTGGCTATGAAAGGTATAAGGTCAAAGCAACTCACATTAACCGATTCTCGCTTAAACAATTTAGACCATTGGACTCAAATGGATTTCGTAAGAAGGCTGACTGTGGACTTAGGCGAGGTGTCGTTAAAAGAAGGAGTAACTAATATCGAATCTGCTGCTATAGAAGTAGTTAGGCTCATCAATCAAGCCGGTGCTAAGAATGGCAAAACACACGCCCGTAGACCAAATGACCAATATCTGGGAGAAAGCGCTCGTTTTGATTTGACAAGTGCTGGGCCTAAATCTAACGCATACAGCACTAACATCGACCCAGCAGCCACACACCTACACGCTGACTTTGCTGCAACAGCGTCTACACATGACCCGGCACCGTTTTGGGATGTAGAAAAAGCATTTTCTAGTCACGACAGGGGTAGCCATATGGGTTATGTTAGGGCTCATTTAGGTAGGGTTGTATTAGATTCTGATAACAAAAAAGGGTTTTCTATTGTCATCCACTCTACTATACCGGGGGCTGCTGGTCGAAACTTCTGCGCTTGGTTAGATAGTAGTAAGGCACAAAGTCCATACAAGCCTCAGTTTTTGATAGGTCACGGTGGTAGGTTCAGAAACTATTGGTGTCAACCGGACGAGATAACTGGAGAAAATATGCACCCTGCACCCATGCCTATCAACAGGTTTGGTAGACCGTTTGCTCCTATTACAACATTGAAAGAGCATCTACCGCCAGAAAATCCTGCTGACCCGTTTTTCAACAATTTAAATCTAGGACCAGATAATGCTGACAGCGGAGACGCTTTGACTGTCGCTAATGTAGAGATGGTTAGTGGTAGAAACGCAAACACATTGCTCAACGAGTCCTTTGAAACCAAAAGCCCTGCCTCAACCTTAGTCGAAGGATTGAGAGTTGGTAGTCGAGCAAAGGCTAGAATAAACTTTGGTGGATTGACACAGGCAGGTATACCCGGATGGGCACCTGATGTGAGTAGGTGGGGCTTCGATAATGATGGTACTCAAGCGGTATTCAGGTCGAAATATGGCTCCTCTTCTGTCGAAGGAAGGCCCATGTCTGAGTTTACCGTAAATAACACTGGTGGCTATATACCTAAAGATGACATGAAAAAACAAAACATAGGTAAGACTCCACTTTACGGATTTAGATTTGTTGACCACCGAGGCAACAACCATACCATACGGATGGTCTACAGACAGTTCGGACAATCATTTGCTAATGATAACACATACTTACCGCCTACATTGGATGAAGAAGTTATCATTCATTTTGACGACAGAGATGTAGCGCAAGGTGGCTTCACTATAGGAAAGCATGTAGTAGGCCAAGGAGAAGTTTGTGGCGAATTGACTGGGGGCACTTTACAGTCTTACAAAGGTAATTTGTGGAACAATTATCCAAGCCCACATGTAGGTATACATGTAACTGCGACTCTTAACGGAACAACATTAGAAGTTGTTTTAACTAGTCCGTATGACAACGGAGGCTCTTTTTCTCACCCAGATATACTAGGTTATCTTGGTTTCCCAGAATCAGGTATGTTACAACTAAGTGATGATGCAGGAACTAGCGGCGACCAAGGTATGACTACATTCTACACCAGTCGTTCTCACTTTGGTAAGTCGGGAGGTGCATCTAACAAGCACTTCTTTTACGGGGTCACTAACACTACAGAAATTGTAGATGGTGGACCGGGGCTGATATTGAGCCCAAGGATAAATTTCACTTGTCTGTTGACGGATGAGGTAATTGCTGCTGCTGTAGAACATGCTATCAATATGCCAGATGCTGGATTGGATGACATAGGCGCAACGAGTTTTGATTGCACGCACATGTTTGCTCCTGACGGTAAGACATTAGGAGAGTGGGGCGTTAGTCCTACTGCTATTAGAATAAAATCAAGAGCAGACAAAAAAACATCTTTGAGTAAATTGTTCGAGGCAAAGCGAACCAAAGACTTTGGATTGTTAGACGGTGCTTCAACAGATGCTACAGTAACTAGCAAACACACAGGAGGTCTTAACACAAGCGAAATAGATAGTGGCACTCGATTAGATGTCGGTTACATACCTGAGACCTTACTACAGATTACCACTAAGTATAGAGGCGCTAATGCCAACACAGCCACTCCTGTCTTGGTGGACAGTCAGAATAACATTGTCGACACTACTACATGGCAAAGAAATCTACGAGGTGAAAACTTCATTGATGTGGCAGGTGACAGAATTATACCTAGGGTCGATTCGCCTTCTGCACTGATAAGTGCTGCAAGCGGGACTACAAACATAGATGTCGCAAGCGGCCAGACATGGGCCTTGTTCGGTAAACTTGCATCTAACAACGCTAATAGTTGGGGTCAACCTTTCTTGATTAGATACAGTTCTGACAAATACGCCACAGTAAGAAGTGAGCCCGGCGCAAATAGCGTCACTAGAGTCATCTATGTAGGTAATGCTAGTTCTTCTAACTGGTCTACACCATCTGCTAATGACATAGTGTTCAAGGGCTACGCTAACACATACGATGCTATCAAAACAGATGGTATTAGAAGAGCAGGTAGTAAACAATCTAGCCCGTTCCTATTCTTCCGTGGAGGTCGAGACAGCCCTGACCATTGGGTGCCGTTATACTTTGGTGGCGGGTTCAGTGGGGCTGTCGTAGATATTAACGACGGAACACAAAACGATTACAGTGAATTCTACACACATCCATACTCTTCTGGTCCAACCGGTAGCGCCGGTATGCAGAACATAGGCGAGGTGGCTGGCTCTTACGCACTGTTAGATACCAATGCTATGCTGGCCATGTTCCCCGGCACACCTTATCTTGACCAACACAAAGGTCAAAACAATCCACCATTCTTTAATCAAGACGCTATACTTACTTTTGACATGGCTAAAAATGCTAACAGTAAAGTCACAGGTGTAGATTATACTGACGGCACTAACAGTGTAAGCGTTAACATTCCCAGTCCAATAGTGTTGAGATTCGCTCAACCGCATGCTAGATATAGCCCGACGGGAAGTAACACCCATCATACTACTTACATGATATTCGGTCCCGGTCAGGCTTTCCCTCACAATACAGCAGCGCATGAACCACAAGGCTCTCGTATAGTTACAACTGGTAATGGTTACAGTGCTGTTCCAATTCACTTCAATAGTGACGCTACCAAGGATACATTCTTACCAAATCAATTGACCAACGGTGATTTAACTGAACACAGCGGTTTTAACAGAAGTAGTACTGTAACTACAGTGTGGACAAAGGCTCACTTGCCTATGACTACCTTTTTCCAAAAGAATAACGAGACTGGGTTCAACTATGTTATGAACTGGCAACCTACCAAAGGATTCCCGTCAGAAGACGCTAGTGCTACTAAAAACTACAATCAAACCTTTGATAAAGCATTTTACTATGAAGGCAGCGTTGCTACGACAGCCAACCTTCCCAAACATTATCATCCGTTTAATCATGTTCCTGTAGCAATCGCAGGCGGTGCTGCTAATACCATAGGTGGCTCTAATTTCTTACAGACTAGGAAATCTGCTGTTGTTTGGCATATGGATGGCGGTTACCATCCGGGCGGGCATTTCTTAGACAATCATGTAAGTAAAAACCCTGCACACCCAACAACTGGTAGATTGAACACTGGTAGCGGTGCCGCACATAACACTTCTGCTTTCAGGCCATGTGGTTTGTTAGCAAAGGCTTACTTAGGTTACTACGGAGGCACTCCGACTAATCAAGAGGCTCATGACAATGTCGTAGTTGTTGACGCAACTAGGGTGCAAAACGCAGAAGAGTTGGCTACAATAATTAGCGCTTCAATCAACACATTCCCCGGACAAGACCCGTTGAAAGCCATGGGCGGGACATTCATGCCATCAATGCAAAACGCTCACAAGCAAGACAGATATGGTTGGGTTAAAACTTCAATCGTTGCATATTCAGAAGAAAACAGTGGAACTCCTGCTAGTTTAACGGTTAGTGGTAGCCTAACGACTTTACCAGAGTATGGGTGGGTGAGAGTAAGTGACGGAGCAGACGCTCATTATGCACCATATGTATCTACATCTTATTCCGCACCAAATCTTACACTGACATTAGGTAAAAGTCCTGATGGCGGTTCTACTAACTTAATTAATCCTCATAACAGTAATGCGTTTAGTTTTAGCGACAGCGTTGTTTACGAAGTTTACATTTGGACTAAGGCAGGGACACATAGACACAACAATGACTCAGGTAACACATCCAGAGACCATATGTGTCAAGTGCATTACAGTGGATTTGTAGATGCCGTAGACAGAACTAGACCAGTAGGAGCAATAGGTTGGCATGGTGAAAGATATTCCTATCTGAATTCTTTAGACTTGGGTAACAATACTTATGCTGCTGGTTTGGGCGCATGGCATCCGTTTTTAGGATTCAATCCTTATGGGGCTGCCGAAACATGCTTGGCAGACTCTGCTCCTGTAGTCACTAGTTCAGAAGGTGCTACTACTACTTTTGCGGGTGATACATGCGTCACCGGATTGTCGAGCAGGCACCTAATTGTTGTTAGTCATGAAAGTGAATTACCTTTGATAGCAAAGGCTGACATCGACGGAGTCACTTGTACCGGTGACATGTTGTTAGCCAGTCAAGACTCTAGTATAACTAAAGCAGGAACAGTGACTTTTTCTACCGGACTCATACACAACAGGGATAGATATGTTGGACCTGCTACTGCTGGTCCTCATGTAGAGGTCCAAATACACAAAAATCAATTTAGGCCAACTACTGCTGACGATTACCCTAATGGTAATAATCTACCAAGCGATGCTCAGTGGCATCGAACCATACAAAGTGGTGACATGGTCAGAGCCAATGCCTGTAGATACCCAACAGGGGATTTGTTTTGGGACGAAAGTGTAGTAGTAAGTAACTCCATACACGAAAATCAATCTGATTATGCAACAGAGTGTATAGGTATTACTGGCAAAAAACACTATCTATCATCAAGTGCTAACCAAGGTAGGACTGGTTTGTTTGGTTTTTATGCTAAAAGAAGCGCTGCTAGAAATTTTTTGCCAGAACATGTAGTTTGGAAGCGTATGGACGGCGGTAGTCTGACCATGCCAGCGTTGAACGCTCGTGGATTAGGTATGATACCTTGGACAAAGCGCAAAGATTCTTCAAATGCGTATAAGACAGTAGGAGAGAAAATACTCGGTAATGTTAGATTTAGTTTTGAAACTACTAACGCTGCGATGTTCCCTATCATACAAGCGCAGGAGTTGGGACATCCACAACTAGCAGAGCAGCATCCTATAGAAGTGAGGAACGCTTTGATGATACCTAATGAACATAAGCAGTTCGCAAGTATAAATGTAGTAGACGACACTGGACAAGAACATAGAATCGAAGGTGGGTCACCGTTTGGCACAGTAATTATGGATTTCAGACACATCAGTGACAGAGAAATAGAAGGCTTAGCCCCTGCCTTAGCAGGCGCCGGAGTTAACCCTAACTTAAGAATAAGGTTACCGGAACCAGATGAAGTACCCGGCAATATAGTAATCAGGTCAGGCTTTGATAGAATACAAGCATATCAAAACGAAACCGTTGGCTCTGGCGGCTTGCAGCACCCTGCACAAAATATTACTGAGATTAGAGAGATGTTTGAGCACGAACACATTAGCCCAAGAGTTTGGCCAACATGGGAAAACAACGGATGGGAACACCTATCTCAAGATTCTAATTTCCCTGATTCAGAACTAGGTAAATGGACCGAGCATACTGACAGTAACCCACTTAAGTCTGCTTTTGAGCCGCATGATAGGTCGTTATACTTCCATGTAACTAGGATGGGAACTACCATGACTCATCGTTACGATTTACAAGAATTAAACTTTGTCGACTATGACAAAACAAACAACGAAATTGATGTTAATAGTACCCCTAATTCTAATATTTGGAAAGATACTAGTCAGGTAAGTGGGGATAGGTATTTCTTAAGAGTTTATGACCCTACTACAGACAAAGGGGTAATCGCATCTTATACAAATACAGACACAAATAAATTCACTAATGTAGTTGTATCACCTGAATTTGAAGCGTTTATAAATGGAAAAACAAATCTCAAAGTTGTACCTTCTTACTATATACCTGCTGGGACAACCAGAATGTTTGCATCTAAGCGTCTGCGTGACCATAGTGAGTATAGTGGTGCAAGTCCAGATATGAAAAAGATAGATTGGTTTAGCATGTACAATTCATTACCTGCAAACACAGGTGCGTTTGCTGCCAATTCTGTGCCCAGTCAACATATTACTGCCCCGGTCATGACACCTATGCCCATACCGAGAATGGGCCATCACTATGTTACTCCTACTATGGCTTTGATGCCCGGTCATTATGCACATCCGGCGTATCAAAGAATGTATGATTTACATCAAGCATGTAAGAGTTCTAATCAATCTCTCTTTGAACAGTCGCTTATCGGGGCAATTGAAGCAAGTAGATTGGAATTAGATGGCGATAGTGTCAAAACAGATGGTTTTGGCAGAGACCCAACGGTTTGGTTTTCTGCGGCAAGTGCTGCTTATGGTCCTAGTGACATACACGGCGGTGCATTTACACTACTCACCGAGACCAAATTAAAATATGAAGGATACGGCATTGCAGCCAGTGTAGGTACCGATGCAGGTAACATAAACGCAGCAGGAGGGCATACACTTGTTCTCGAAGCAGCGGCTACATACACTATGAACAATCACTTTCCAGACCCGTTGGAAGTAGGTTCTTACCAGATTATTATTCAGCCGAATGTGTTTAAACAACAGTTACAAGGTTTTCATCAAAATCACAGTGACCCTATAAAAGCACCTAGTGAGGCTGGTACAAAAGTAACTGAACTAACAGGTCAGCAAGTTAACACAGTGATTGCCATAGAAAAGAATGTCAACACTAGAGGTGCTTATGCACTTATCTTAGCCGAGGCTATGATGGCTGATGTTAGAGGTTGTGAAGTTATACTAAACGAAGTCATATTAGATATTGACCCCGACCCCGGCAGCCAATTTGCTAGTTTACCGCCTCTTGCTCTTTACAACCCACTCGGTGTTCAAGAGTCTATTAGCCCTGCTTTTACTCGCAGAAGTCTACCTTACAGACCGGGTATGTTTGTGAGTTCAACGCCGGGTAGAACCTTGACCATACCTTGGTGGAGTGTTCTTCACAAAGACGGCGCTCTATCAACAAGTGCTAGTAAATTCAGACACCTTGAGTGGTATAAACCGGATAACTACTATGAATTGTGTAGGGCGAACTATGGCGCTGTCGGTGCTCAGATAACACTTGCAGGTTACCCAACATCATTTTTGGATATATATGAAGTTCACAAAAGAATAAGAAGCCTGTCTCCTACTTGTATAGTAAATAGATTTGACAGCAGTGGCGGAACGAGCACAGGGGGCTTTATAACCGTTAAAGACAGTTCTGATTTATTTCCAGCGTTTCCTTATTATGGTGAAAGACTAGAATATACTAAAGATGGAGTAAGATACACTGCTAGTTATAAAAATATATACGGCCCACTCGGAGTGGCTGGAACGCATGCTAGAACGGTTGGTTTCGACGATGTTGTGGCAGATGCTTCTTTTTGGTCTAACATAGCAACAGACACAGTGCTTAGGTTGACTAGACCGTACGATAACGGTAGTGCATCAACACTCTATCTCGACTCTGATACAAGTGCGATGACTAGGAACTTGCCACAATTTGCTAACGGAAGTAGAGACACTAATTCATTGCACTCGGCAGACGCTTTTTTGTGTATGTGGCATCCTAATTTAGGCAGACCATTTACTTGGTATAGTGACAATGCTTCGAGAAATATATACACCAAGGCTGGAACTGCTGATACACCCGTTGACCGAAAGCCATACAACCATGTTCCAGAACACTTTGAAACAATACATTACCACGATTTCAATTATGTAGCCAGTAAAGGACCTTTTGCATTTGGTATGAAGACAGTAGTACCCCCTCATGACCACGACAACGACTCTGGAACTGCGCTATCACATAATGGGTTAGTTAAAACTGCCACACAAATTGACGCACTTACTGATGGTGCCGGAACTCTAAATCATCAAGGAGGCACTGTAGGCTCAGATAAATACAACTTCTTTGGGTTTTGGCCGGGCGGCTCTCGTGGAGGAGGTGGCGTTAGTCGGTTAGATTCGTATGGCCACTCTGTCATGGGGTGGGGCAGTGATACCTTTGGTATGGACTGTGAAACATATCAAGACTCAACTGGAGTTGCGACTCTCTCTTTACCTAACGACAGAAATAGATGCTTTGGTTATAGAATGGCAGTTAGGCAATTGTATAACAGACCAAGATGGTCTCCGTACATTCGTGGTTGGCTAGAGGTATCTAGTAATAACGCAATGTTAGGCTATTACAATGGTCCTTTCATACAACAAGATGCAGGCGATTGGCGATACTTCGGTCTAGATAATAGGCAAGATGAAGCGTTAGCGTCCATTAACATAGGTATACTTGAAAGGTTAACTCAGGTTTCTAGTTTACTCGGTCAAGACCAGATTGGCCGTCAAGTTAGATATAGCGATGGTAGAAGAATGACTGGGCCATTTGGTTGTCCTGTCAGAACTGTAAGAAACGCATCTACCGTGACTCGCCTTTTCCCTAATGACGAGGTTGGACAAGGTATAGCCGAGTTAGCCAGAGCACATAGGCACTATATGGTCGATTGGTGGGGTAATACTCGTGGTGAAGATGTCAGGCGTTTCCCTGTAAGAGGGTTCGGACTTAGACCGTCTTGGGACCCAGAAGATGCTTACAAAGATACCAATGTAACGCACAGACCTTCTGCTACTAATCTGTTCGGAGGAGATGGTAATGATAGACAGAGTGGTAATGCAAATACAGTGAACAACGATGCTACTAACATGGGAGTAGTCGATTGGTTTAATCCAGCGGGTATGCTTAGAGTTGGTGACAGAGGAGACGGAAGAGGTTGTAGGTGGCCTACTGTATTCAACGAAAGTCTACTTATGGCTGTGAGTGAAAATCACGATGCTACTGGACTAGTACTGTCAAGCAATACAGCCGAACCAGTTTACGGGCAAGGTTTAGTCAGGCCGAGCAATGAAATACTACAGGCTGGTGAAATTGAAAGAGGCATTAGTGATAGAGTAGACTTAGACTTTGATGATGGTTTGCTCAAACCTAGCGCACATGTAGGTGAGGCTATAGAGACTGTTAACGCAGATATCAGAGGTACTGAACCTGTTTCAAGAGATGATGTGAGGTTAGGATTAGATGTAGATACTATTGCAGAATTAAATGACGGTGTAAGTAGAGAATACATCGTTATGTCGACAGAAGCGCACAGTCTACACACGGATAGAGAAGTTGGCCAAAGAACCAACATTAGAGGAGCGCATGACTTTGGAAGTAGAACTCTCAAAGATTTAGATATGACTGCGTTGAATTGGAGTGGCGGGCCTGTTACAGGTGTCGTCAAACACTCCGACGCTCATGCCATGTGGCCTCTTGGTGGCACTTATGTGATTGATTGGAATAAACACGCTGGTAATATTGATGTCACTGGGTGGGGTAAAGATGGAGTTACATCATCGTCTAATCCTTATCAAGATAGTAATCATCAGCACCCGACGAAAGAAAACCTAAATCACTTTGATAGTAATATACAGTTCTTGTATAGACCTGCATTTGGACTTGACTTCAAACACAGTCAGATGTTTAGGTCTTATGTAGCACTGAAAAGTCGCAGTCCTCAAGAAAACTCAAACTTCTACAGGGCTACTGCTGGTGGTAAGTATGGTATGTTTACTAGTGATGCGCCCGGTGCTCGCACAGGTACACCAAGTAGCCCGCCTTACGCACCTGTTTACACTGTAGACCCAACCAGTAGCATTACTGTTCCAGACAGTCAAGGGCCGAAAATTCAAGGTGTCGATGTCACAGGTTACGATAAGTCAGATATCACTAGTCCAGTGGCTAGAATGGTCATGTCAGAAAACACTCTTGAGCACTTCCGAGCCGACGCAAGTCGTCGTTCTATAGATGATGATGAGGGTGATTACAGTGTTCAGCCAAGGCACAGTCAGACGCTACATCCAAAAGGTAGCAAAGGGGATGCATCTTATAATACAGGGGACCATAGTGGGGAGTGAACATGGCGCTAGGTAAGAATCTCGCAACAGGTCGAGCAGATGCTGCTCAGAACACTGTGATGAAGAAGATTCGTAAGCCACGCTTTGTCGATAACGCTGTACGCCACGCTCAATACACCAAAGTAAAGGCTGGCTTTGCGGCTAACAAACCTACCAAGACGGACTTCATACCTACACCTGAGCGTAGATACAAACTCATCGAAGAAGAAGATACCATCCGTTTGCTTCACAATCCGACAGACAGTATGACTTACGAAGGCTCGTTGTTCTATGATGGCGATAAGGTTACCACATCTAGCACTATACCTGCACTGGTTGTTGGTAGTGAGAACCATAGTCAAGCATTAGTTATGTCCGAAATCAAGTCATCAAACAAAGGTAACAGGTATGGTTTAGAGAACTTAAAGGGTAGAAAGTTACATGATATCGGATTTACGGATAAAACTATCCGTTTTGCTCAGAAAGTTGATGTGGGTTTGAGAACTTCTGACTTAGCAATTAGGTTAGGTAATTCTTCTAATAGTTCTATCAATGGACTTAGGGTAAAAAGACCTAGCACGACCTTTGTCGCTCAGGATTTCTATGGAATAGACTCTTTGACTGCCATTAGATTTCTAGCCAAACATGATTTTTACTCGCCCAGAAGCGATAGGTTCGGCAATCTTGTTTATTCACCTCAAACTCAGGTAGAGAGAGAGTATTTGCTAACTGAAAATAGAGTCAGCGGGGGAACTACTGAAAGTAACAATGACGCTTTACCGAACAGAGTTGTAGTGAGAGGTAAGCCTAGAGCCAACAATGATAAAAATGTAGTTCAGATTGATGATTTTGGCAGTCAAGGCGATTCTGTCAACGAATTGCCCGGAGGCATTTATGCACCTACTGCACTAACTAAGGCGAGTGCTAGAAAGATAGGGCAAAACATGCTTAGAATGGCAAAGAAGGCTACCAATTCAAAAATACTAAGTGAAGTGCTGGAGGGCAGTCACATTCAGCCCGGTGATTTAGTTAGTTATCAGTCAAGAACTGATAGCGATAAGAAAATTGTTTTAGGTGGTAATTATGATTTAATAAATCGTAAATCAGATTTACACATAAACTCGGTTGACGGTACATTAGAGGATGTTCTACAGAAATTTCAAGAGGTTGACATTAGCAATACATCTGACGATGACTTTGATAGAAACAGACAGTTTAGTGTTGAAGAGTTCGCCACTTCTTTTGGATTTAAGATTAAAATTAGTTGGGAAATAGCAGAGAGAGTCGATAACAACAGAGGTGTAGGCTTTAATCTCGGTCAGCCTAATAGGGACACTATACATGGCGCTCGTGTGTTACAAAGCACAGGTGTTCTGATTAACAACGGTGGAGGTCACGCCATCGGCACTACATCTTTTACTACAGACGGTGTTAACGCTAACTCTATCTTTACTACAGATAATCAACCAGTCTATACATCTAGTGGTAACAAATTAGGTCATATTCATGCAGCCAGCGTGGGCACTAATACCGTTGTCATCAAATCAAGAAGTGTTCACCCAGTGTTAGATAACGAAGAGTTACTTGTAAGGTCAGATACTGTTCCAGAATCCAAGAACGCCCACTTCAAGTTGGGCGCAGTGCAAAGTAGATACTTGAAAAACAGGAGAGGTTGATATGCCAATATTAGACGAAGGAACAAGATTTTTGATAGATACATTAAGAGCGAGAATCAATGAAGTGGTGTTTGGATTTGACGGCACTGTTGCTACTCAACAAGACGGCGGGATAGGCAGACCAGCAGTCGTCGTCAAACCTGATGTTAAGATAATAGACGACAATACATTATCGGTGGAAGCAAAACTGTCATTAGATGTTAGTTTCACGCTACCTTTGAGAGAGGTAGTTATTAGGTACAAAAATCCGAGCGATGATACGGATACCACTGACTTGTGTAGATACACTTACAACTCAATTGAAAAAACTAGCAATAACGAAATAAAGTTCACAGCAATTATAGAGGTGGGACAATGACTAATCCAAAAGCAGGACATACAAGCGCAACAGGTTACGGGGCTAATTCACAAGGACTCAGAGACGGAGACGGACTTACTAGTCCTAGTCTTACTAATCTATATGAAGGGTTACACGGTAACGGTATACTAAGATTGAGTGATGGTGCAAAAGGTCACTCGCTTAGAAACAGCGTTGTTTCTGGAACACCCGGATACATCACAGCAGGTAACGCAGGTCTAATTACAGTCAACGGGGGTTACTGCAAAATAGATGGTATTCTGTATAAGTTTGCGGGCGGTCCGGGTAGCACCGTAGCGTTCACGGTAAAGTCAGATTCTAACTTTTCTGGAGACTTACCGAGTAACCCGTCTTCAAACTCAGAGGTATTTGTAGTGGTATATTTAGTTGGTAACGGTTCACCGAAAGACAATGTGATGTATGAAATAGGCACACCTGTAGTAGCGTCAGCAGGAACCCCTTTGATACCTAGTCGATTCTTATCTGACCCTAGTATAACCGCTAATACAGACTCCAATCATCAAAGCACAGTCATAGCAGTTCTAAGATACACAATCAGCACTAGCGGTGTTTTAGGTAACGACCCAATCATCTTTGACCGTAGGACATTTTTAGATAACACTGTCAATTTTTTGACACCTATGACTAAGGCTGAAAATGGCAATACTGTATATCCCGGTAACTCAATTAACTCTGCCGCTGACTTAGATGCGTTCTTTGCTGGAAACGAGGGTGGTGATTTTGCTGGTAGTCCTTTCGGCGCTATATGGCAGAGTCACGCTGCTGATGTAGCGGGTAGTAGGCATGGATTGGTGTACGCTGCATCGCCTAGGAATGTTCACGCTACTCCTTCGACTGATACCCATGTGTTGGGGCCGAATAGATTAGAAATAGTAACCACCAGTGGCAATGTTACATTTAATTTCGACCAAGGTAATATATGGATTGTCACAACCGATACTAACAGAACAATTAACCCTACAAATGATTTCCCACGAGGTCATGTCGTAGAAATATACCATGTTGCCGGAAGTCACACTTTGCATTTTGATTCTACTAGCGGCGGGCATAGTAGTAGTACAAAAATAAATGTTGATGTCGGAGTCAATAAATATGCTAAATTTGTTTATGACGGCGCTAACTGGCATAAACTAGACTTGCATACGGTGAGTTGATGGGTAGACTAATCGACATGCTCAAGCAAAGATGCGAGAACTGTAATCGTATTTCTTTACCCTTGTCGATATCAGGTTGTTATGTATCAGGTGAGCCTGTAGTTCTACACCAGTGCTCTTTCTGCGATTACATACGCTTTCATGGACAACTTGGATTCAAGGGTGTCCGTAAGCGCAAGGCTGAGCCCGTATCCAGAAAGGCTGGTGGTAGACTGTCCCGTCATCTCAGACAAATGGCTGAGAAGTTAGGAAGGTAGTCTCACTCCTCTACTTCACCGTCTATATGCACCATATTGACTATTACTAATGCTTCTCTCAAT